TGTGAAACACTTGCGGTTGGTAAACCAAATACCCGTCGGATCCTGTCCACTATCAATATTATGAGAAAAGAACTCACCGCGATTACGCTGCTAATAAATTCTATTAGGCTCATCAAATGGTCCGACCCGAAGATACACAGTATCATTCCGATTCTTTCCACCTGGTGGGTTCTTTTCGTAAACAAAGATAGCAGAGCAGTCCTTCTACGCTACATAAGCATACTTTCTAGGTGGTTCTCCAGTAATGGAAAACTTTGGACCATCGATCACGTAAAGACTCTTCGTCTCTTTGCGACTCGATGGATGGCTGAACAGCCGATTACCGACTCCCCTTACCGAGTAAAACTCGATAAGAGTGGATGACCTAAAAGCATTGCATTTATGAAGCCCGCCCGCGATGACCTCCGAGGCTACGCAGCGACTCTTACGCTGCTGACGCTTCTTCGGTGTTTCGAGGGGGGTAAGAAGGAGGACCTTAAACCGATCGTGAGTCCTATGGAGGGTAGTATTCGTGAGTCTGTAATGAATTATTCAAAACAGTTCGCACGACGTATCCGTCGTCCTCATCTGGATCCGTGGAGTTTCCACTTCACAACTAAGAGAGGGCCAAACGGGCACGCTCTCGCTACGGCTATATCTGATGCGCTTGCCATGACCCCTGAAGTTATTCAGGCTTGTGGTAGCATTTCACCAGGTATTGACCGAGCGATTGAGAACTACCGTGCTCTGGTTTCCCAGAACTACATAGAACTTGGGACGGTGACGGATAGTAGGCCAGTACAACCTGGATCTGAACGAATCGCTAGAATTGTTTCCATTCCGGCTCCTGAGGGCAAGACGCGAGTAATCGCGCAGCAGGGTTACTACGTGCAGGCGGCTCTAAAGCCCCTACACGATTCCCTGATACGGATCCTTAAATCCATACCTCAGGACCTAACGTACACTCAATCGAGGGGCCCATCTAGGCTTAAGATCGAAAGTGGAAATTCCTTCCACTCACTCGACCTTACAGCCGCGACGGATCGGTTCCCGATTGAGCTACAGGTTAGGCTGCTGGGTGAAATGTATTCTGAGTCACTCGCTAATGGGTGAAGGACACTGATACGGCTACCTCACTACTTTGAACAATCAAGGAGTGAAGTGGTGTACCAGTGTGGTCAGCCGATAGGAGCTTACTCTTCCTGAGCTATTTTTACGCTCTGCCATCATATGGTGGTACAATGGTGTATCAGAAGAGTCAATCCGAACAATAAGAGCTGCTACATCATACTTGGAGATGACATTGTCATCTCTGATGATCGAGTAGCGGCACTCTATCTTCGGGTAATAGACGAGATGGGAGTGAAGATCTCAGCGATGAAATCTCACACATCTCCACACTCCTTCGAAATTGCGAAGAGGTGGTACCGTTATAGAACGGGAGAATATTCTCCTTTCCCTATTAACAGTATTGTTGCTTCCGGTCAAAAGACCGCGCAAGTCTATCAAGCCGTTCACGACTCTCTAATCAAGGGATGAATGAATCCTCATTCCGTATCCCGGGTGACGTCGCTGATGACTACAGCACAGAGGACGGGAAAGTCAGTAAATTA